TCATCGACCCTTGGGTGAAGTTGGGTTGAACTAATTCTGCTCTTACTACCGTGGGTGATGCCAGTAGGAAGAGTAAAAGCCATTTCTTCATTCTTCCTTTTTCTTAGCCATAGGACAATTTACTGGACCTTTATTTTTGTTGTTGTTACCTGTAGTCAAGCCGAAAGTTGCAAGTGCTCCAGTAAATACACTGGCAACGAACGTGATATCTGAATTACCTGATTTCTTAACCATAGGTAATTCTACATAGTTCATTGTGATGATAAAACCACTCCAAACTACAACGCCCAATCTAACAAATGTACCAAGTATCTGGATTTGGGCTTCTTGATCCTCAGCAGCATCTTTCAGCTTTCCAAGGACTCCTTTTTTTTCTGGCGGTTTTCCTTCCATTTATCGACTTTCTTTTGTAGGAACTTTTGTATTTGTTTTTTAAGTTTATCAAACAAAGGTGTAGCTAGAGTGGTTGTTGCTACAGCTGCAACAGCTGCATAAGTAGCCGTTGTGACTACTGCAGCTGAAGGTAAGGGCAGATCTATCTTTACAACTGGTATTCTAAGAGTAGGTTGTTCAGTTGTAGCAGTTTCTGCATCTTCTGTTTCCTCTGGTACTTCCTCTAGTGCAACTCCAGCCGGAGCTTTCAGATTACTAGGAGGCACTACCACAGGAGGAAACACTGGCATCTCCGCTGATGGTTGCTTTAGAGGGATGCTAGGCATATCTAGAGCTTTAGGAAGTTTAGGGACTTTCACCTAGCTCCAAGGCTTACCTACACCTGTTGTTGGAGTCTTTTGCTCGTTAACACCGTTCTCTACAGCAGCTTCAATTTTAGCTACAGTACCAGTACTATCAGCATCTAGTTTTGCCTTTACCCAAGTTAATACTGTCTCTTCGGTAAGATCAGCATAAGGAACTAAAGTATCAGGCTTGGGAAGATCAACTTCCCCAGTAGCTCTGAATTTATAGGTGCCATCTTCACCGTTAACACGGTAGATAACTTTGTTTACATACCCATCTGCTAGTTCACGCTGAAGGGTGTTTACTTGCCAAGTTTTTGTTGCCATGATTGTTTTTAAATAAATTTATGAAGGTTGTGTAGGCCATGTGACCGAATCGGGAAAGCCTGATTGAGCAGGCAAATCCCTTAGTTTTTGACGGTAATCCGTCCAATTAGATTTTATTGCTGTAGGTACATCTGCAGCTTGAGTCCAGTCTGAATTTTTTAAAAGACTATCTCTTTGATCTCTTATATTTTGTGATTTTTCTGCAGTGGTTTCTTGAGTTGCAGCAAGTTCAGCATCAGTAAGCTTTGTTACTGTTACTTCGTTTGTATCACAATTTAATACTGTTTTGTTAGTCATAATTAATTAACTGTTTTTAAGTCCATAGAGAACAAATTTACCATCGGTAGCTGTTCCTCCATAAAAACGGATTCCACAAATCTTAGTATCCCAAGCTAGTCCACCAGCTAATTGACCACCACCCCAATGATACCAACACTGTCTAGTAGATGAACTGGTCATATCATCGTAGGCACTCATTCTAGTTCCAAAAGTTTCCCAAAAAGCTGTTATAGGGCCGTCACTACCTTGAGTATCAAACGGATCATATATCTCAACCCAACCAGTCGTATTGTCTGCTCCTATTGTATTTACTTTGAAATAAGTTTGATGATCACCTACATTTTTGTCTATATCAGTAGCGTTATTCATTCGTCTACCACTAAAGTTATAATAACCTCCGTACGAACCAGAACCATCAATTACGTTACCTGAAGTGTCAATAAATCTCATAGATATACTACTATCACTCGTTTTCTTTAAATTATAAATTTCAACTCTTAGCTTTTCGTAATCAGACATTATACTTGAGCCGTTAGACCAAGTTAGATCTACTGCTGTGTTGTTACTACTTAGAGCAACCGAGCTGATTCTTTCCCAAACACCACCACCTAAAGCAGCACCGTTAACAGTAATTGCACCAGTAACGTCTATACCACCAGAGGTCGTCTCAAACTTCTTACTGTTGTTGTAATAGAGTTCTACGGCTGCATTATTATTGCAGGCTATATGATATTCGGTTGCCGCAGAGTTTCTAACTTGGAATCCATCTGATCTAACTATTAATTGACCAGTACCATAATCGTGAATATAAC